GGCGGCCGTAGAAAAAGTCGCGGCTGCAGGCCGTGGCGGCGACGAGCTCCTGGCCTACCTGTCGCCCGAGTCGATGACTGCGCTCAAGCGCATGGGCGGCGCGGGAACCATCAACCCTGCCACCGGTTTGCCGGAGTTCAAGGGCGGCGTGATCGGTCGGATCAGCCGTGGCATTCGCGGCATCTTTGGCCGCAGCTCGCGCCCGCAAGCGGCTGTGCAGCAAGACGGTGGCGCAGCAGCTCCTGTCCAAGCCGCGCCGGCCGCGCCCCAGCAGGTGGAGCAGGCCAAGGCACCGCCCACGGCCGCCGAGCTCTTGAAGTCGGTGGACACGGCAACCGCCACACGTGAGACTGAGGAACAGCGCCTGGCCCGTGAGCGTGCAGCGTTGGCCGCGCAACAGGGCGCAGTGTCCGCCAACCAGCAGGTGGCGGGGAACACTGCCCGACCCAACGTGCAACTGCCGATGTCGGAAGCGGCCAACCGCACCACCGCTCCTGTGCAGATGGGCGGCTCGGCTCCGGTCAGCAATCTGCCTGCAGGCGTGTACCCGGACAACTTTGTCGGACCGCTGCCGCCTGGGGCCAAGCGCCAGAGCGAGGTGGCCCGTGATCCGCAGGTCGCGGCCGCGCTCAGTCTGATGTACCGCAGCCACACGGGCGGCGCGCCCACGGCGGAGTTTGACCGCATGGGCGGCTACGATGCCGTTTCTCGCCTGGCGGCGTCGGCTGGCCACAGCGCTACGCCCCAGTGGATCGCGGGCTACGAGCAGTCGATGGGCATGCCTGAGAGCGAGTACACCAAGCGCAACAAGCAGTTCCTGACCACCGCCGGCGGCATGCTGTCGAGCTTGCCCAAGTCCACGATCAACCTGGGCGGCCCGGCGGCGTCAACACCCGTCGCGCCGATGCCGATCAGCGGCGGCCGGATCAACGTATCGCAGCCCACGGCTCCCACTCCGGGCGCGGGGCTCATTCAACGCCCGACAACGCCCGGCTTCATGCCGATGGACCCGGAGTTCCTGCGCAACATCGGTCGCTACGACCCTGTCACGCAGCGCCAGATGATCGAAGAGCGCGAGCGCGACATGGGCCTTCGGCCGCGACCCCCGGTCGATCCCAACCTGCCCGACGTCAGCGACACCTTCCGGGATGTTGGTCGGGTCTACCTCGACAACCCAACGCCGGACTACACCCAACGCGGCGTGGGCTCGGTGGGCAACATCGGCGGCATCACCATCCGTGGCCCGGCGACCCCCGGCGCAATGCCCGACTTTGGCAGCCCACGGACCCCGGGCCAGCAAGCGAGCAGCCCGAGCAACTTCTTCGGCTTGAATCAACCTGCCGCGCCGGGCATGAACCCTGGCACGGTAAGCACGCCGTACAACCCCTTGGCCATGTACCAAGGACCATCGCCCGTGCAGGCCATTGCCAACAATCCCAACCTCTCGCCGCAGATGCTGGGTGGCCAGCAGAACGCTGGGATGATGACCGACCGCTTGGGCAACCGCATCTACGCTCCTGGCACGCCTCCCTTTGGTTTTGCCAAGGGCGGCGAGGCGGACATTGCCGCTATGCGTGCTTTGGTGGATGCGAGCAACATGGCCGAGTCTGAGGACCAAGAAGAGGTTATCAACACCGATCCTGTGGGCAGTGCCAAGGGCATGCTCAGTGAGTTGATGGCGCAGGAGAAACCCCGCGCTAAGGCCACTGGGAAGGTGGGCCGAATGCCGGCCACTGGTGGCGGCGCGGAGACGCCCAAGGAGATGGCGCTGCAGTACGAGGCGCTGATGTCGCAGAAGGACATCAAGCCCAAGGCGACCAAGTCTGCACAAGCCGAGCTGCGCGCGCTGGCCAGGAGCTACCAGCTCAAGAAGGCGGCGGCGGAGAACGCGGCCCGTGGGCTGATGAGCAACACCCTGGGTGCACCCACGTTGGAAAAGCCAACCCTTGAGCAGGGCACGCTGACCACGCGCCGGTTCCAAAAAGGCGGTGAAGCAAAAAAAGGTAGCGCCGAAGAGGTGAAAGAGCCCAGCCTCTTCGGCGTGAGTGACTATGCAACCCGGGCATCGGCACGGATGTTCCCTGACCAGCTTGGCCAGGATGATCAGCGGGACGCGGCGCGCCACATGTTGGCCGCTGCAACCGTGGCTCGCAAGTACGGCCCGCGAGCAGCGGACATGCTTGGCAAGGCTCACGAGTACACCAGCAACCCTCGCACTTTTTTCTCGCTCTTTGGTATCGACAAGCCGCGTGAGGATTTCCCGTACGACATGCACAACAACCAGGTGGGCATGGAGCTCGGAGCGCGGGCCACGAGCCAGGCCGACTTGGAGCGCCTGGTGCAGCAGATGGCGCGTCAGGCCTCGTTCAAGCAGACGCCTGGCAAACCGTGGATCATGAGCCCTGAGCAGATGGAGGCGCGCAAGCAGGAGTTCCTGCGTCAGCAGCGCGAGATGGAAGCGCAGAATACTGTAGATGGATACAAACACGGCGGCACTGTGAAGCACGCCGCATAAGGAAAGCACATGCCAATCGACAAAGCCCTCAATCAAGCACCCGTCCTGGACGTGGTCGTCGGCCTACCAGAGCCGGAAATGGACATCGAAGTCATCATTGAAGACGACGGTGGCGCGACGGTGGAGATTGGCGCAGACAAAGCGTCGGAGGTGGACTTCTACGACAACCTCGTGGACGTCATCGACCCTGATGACCTGAGCCGAATCGCACTCGAAGTCTCTGCTGCGTTCGAAGCGGACAAGGGTTCGCGCTCGGACTGGGAGAACATGTACGCCAAGGGCCTGGAATTGCTGGGCCTGAAGATGGAAGAGCGCACCAAGCCCTTCCGTGGGGCCTCTGGTGTGGCCCATCCGATGCTCACCGAGGCCATCGTGCAGTTCCAAGCACAGGCTTTCAAGGAGCTGATGCCCGCTGGTGGCCCTGTGCGCACCCAAATCGTGGGCAAAGAGACGGTGGACAAGTACCAGCAGGCCTCGCGCGTGCAGGATTTCATGAACTACCAGATCACCACGGTGATGGAAGAGTACACACCGGAGTTCGATCAGCTACTTTTCTACAGCGGCTACGGTGGTTCGACCTTCAAGAAGGTCTACTACGACTACCAACTGGGCCGGATGGTGTCAAAACTGTGCCTGGCAGACGACGTCTACATCCCGTACAACGGTTCGAGCGTCATGAGCCAGTGCGCGCGGATCACGCACCGCATCGCGATGGACTCCAACGACTTCCGCAAGCGCGTTGTGGCCGGTGAGTACCGCGATATTCCGATCCAAACGAGCGCAGCGCCCGCCGATCCGAGCCCAATTCAGGCCGCAACCGACAAAGTGGTCGGTGTGCAGCCCACGGATGACATTGGCGAGGTGTTTTTGCTCGAAATGATGGTCAATTTGGACATCCCGGGCTTCGAGGACAAGGATTCCAAGGGTGAGCCGACCGGAATCAAGCTGCCGTACGTTGTCACACTGGCTGAAGACACGCTCCAGGTTGTCGGAATTCGTCGGAATTGGCGCGAAAACGACGCACTCAAGCAGCGCCGCAACTATTTCGTGCACTACGTGCTCGTGGAGGGCCCTGGAGCCTACGGTTTGGGCTTTGTGCACCTCATTGGAGGCCTGTCCAAGGGCGCAACCAGCGCTTTGCGTCAGCTTATCGACGCTGGCACGTTGGCAAACCTGCCTGCGGGCTTCAAAGCCAAGGGCGCGCGCATCGCGGACGACTCCGATCCGATCCAACCGGGCGAATGGCGCGATATTGACGTCGGCGGAGCCGAAATCTCGGCCTCGCTGCTGCCTTTGCCGTACAAAGAGCCGAGCCAAGTGCTGTTTGGCCTGCTCGGATTCCTTGTGGACGCCGGAAAACGCCTGTCCAGCACCGCCGACATGCAAGTTGGCGATGGCAACCAGTACGCACAGGTCGGAACGACGCTGGCGCTGCTGGAGCGTGGCTCGATGGTCATGTCCAGCATCCACAAGCGCATGCACTATGCGCAGACGCTGGAGTTCAGGCTGCTGTTCGAGGGCTTCGGTACCTTCCTGCCCGACGAGTACCCGTACGAAGTGCCTGGCGCGAGCCGCAGGGTCAAGCGTTCGGACTTCAACAACATGGTGTCGGTACTTCCGGTGGCCGACCCCAACATTTTCAGCACCGCGCAGCGCATCCAGCTCGCGCAGATGCAGCTTCAGCTCGCGCAGAGCGCCCCGAACATGCACAACATGTACGAGGCCTACTACCGCGTCTACGCTGCGCTCAACGTGCGCGACATCGACGGTATCTTGCTGCCGCAGAACACGCAGATGCCGCGTGATCCGGCAACCGAGAACGCCGATGTGCTCAACAACATGCAGCTCAAGGCATTCGCT